AGAATAATCACAATTAATGGCTTCATTGGTCCCCGGACGCATCAACCGTGCCAGTATGTGACCCCATTCTCGAGAATAGGGATTAGTGCCCACTTGGCAAGGTAGTCTGTGCCTATTGGTCTGCAAAAATTGGGTAAAAGCGCAGGTTTTTTGTCTCAGGAAAAGATTGTAGTGTAGAGGCATTATCTCAAACAAGCGACAAGCTCCCACTTTAATCTTTCTTTCTGGTAGTAGCTCATCCTTGGGACATTCAATAACTACCAGCTCTGGTACCTCATTCTTTGTGAATTCCACAAGATTTGTATGGAGTTCTTCTGCAACACTACCGGGCTTCAAGCCAAGAGTGCCATCTTCAAGCTCTTCAAAATAGGCATGTTTGCCCTTCACTCCAAGCTCCCTATTATTCTTAAAATAGGGATATCCAGGTGAGGTTTTCATGACAAAATTTTCCAATTCTGCCTCTTCACCACCCGCTGGAATACCATTTATGGCAACCGATAGAGGAATGTCACTCAAAACATGATCTTCACAGTCATACCATGTCTCAAGTATTTCATCAGCAACTTGTTCCAGCAAATCACCCTCCAATTCATCCATGGGTTGAGAAAATTTCTTTCTCAAAGCAGCAATAGGTGGATCAATACCTGGTGGGCATCGTGGATCATCTTTTGTCAAAACAGCCGGCTCCTTGATAGGAACATCACAAGGCACCCTCAAACTCTCTGGCACCACAGCCATATTTGTTTTCTTTGGTAGTGTTGGCGCCTGTGCATGGGGGACATATCCAACTTTGAAGAAACCATCATGTGCCTCTCCGAACTCAGGAATATAATCAATTTGGCTCTTGAGTTCAGCTAAGGTAAATGGTGGTAATATATCTGCCCAGCTGGTTTTGTCTTTACCAGCAACTAATAATCCAACCACCTTCATCTTTCCACGAATTTGGCATGTTAAAATCATTCCACAATCATCATTCCGAGATTCATAGTGGAAAACTATTTTCTCAGGAATTTCATGGATATACAAATCATTGCCAATAACACCTTTCAGGGGTAAGGGTGTCTTATCCACAGATGCATAAGTGTCAAGAGTATCATAGTGAAATGAAGTATCATCTGTGCGCAAGACATACCCAACTGTTTTAAAGTGATTTGGAAGATCTACTTCTTTATCTTCCAGAAAAAGATCCTTAAGATCTGTTGGGAGGGATGGTAGACTGGGAGCCAACCAATTCACTATTTCAGAACCTGGTTCCTCACGCATATGGCGTCTATGCCATCTAATTTACTTTGATTCCCCAGTACTGAGGAAAATCACTGTCATTTGTTAACCCTCCTCAAAACGCATCGCTTGATGTCGTGTGATTC